AGTATTAGGTTCAACAAAATTAAACAACTTGGAAGTTACGGGTGATGTAGGAATGCCAGACATAAGTGTGTCTGGTAACGTTCAATTTGGTTCACATTTAGTAGGGACGAGCCCAACCGCAAATAGTGTTATTAATGGTAAATTTAATGTTTTGGGTAATACTTCAATAGGCACGGATGTTATATCGGTAACGATTGATGGAAATGATAATAAAAATACTGTAGTTAAGGGTAATACACTTTTCGGAGGGGTTGTATCAATAGCATCCGAATTAAATGTTACAACATCAAATACGAGAATAGGTAAAGATTTAATTGTTAATAAAAATCTTTATGTTTCAGGAAATACAGAAATATCTGGTAATGCCGTTATTGATGGTGTTTTAAGTGTGAGTGATGGAGACATTGTTGGTAGTGATAACTTGACAATATCAGGGAATATGGACGTAGGCGGCTCAAATGTGATGTTTAGTTTTGGAGGTTCATCCGGTAACGTTGCTATTATGAGTAATCTCTATGTTGAAAATGATGCAAAAATTCAAGGAGGATTGAGTATTAGTGGCGGTGATGTGACGGCTTCAGATGATTTAAATATAAAAGGTGATTTAGATGTAGTAGGAGACTCAAATTTAAGTGACGTTTCATCTAATGGAAGTTTTACTGTAAAAGGAACTGTAAATTTGGTTGATGATGGAACTGGTGCAGTACTGTCGGTTAGTAAAGTTGGAACGATTAGGTCTGCTTCAGTAACCGGTAGTCTATCTGTTTCTGGTGATATGAGTGTTCAGGGAACTACGAGTTTTGGTACGGCAACTTTTACCAGTTTAACAGCAACAACTTTAACCACTACATCATCACTCATATCGCAAGGGACCGGAACATTCAACGGGTTATCTTCAACATCGGATATAACATCAACAGGAAACATCAATGCAAATGGTGTTAAATGCAGGTTACCTGTATATGATGCCTCTGGTGCTTTACTAAATGCCGCATAAAAGAGATTAAATGTCGAAACCATCATCTAGAGAACAATTAAAGCAATATGCTTTAAAAACATTAGGTAAACCTGTTATTGAAATAAATGTCGAAGATGACCAATTAGAAGATAGAATTGACGAAGGTTTACAATATTTTCAAGAATATCATTTCGATGGTATTGAGAAAATGTATCACATTCATAGAATCACTGCATCGACATTAGGAATATCAGGTAACACTGTTGCATTTAATGATGGTGAAACTATAACAGGCGGTACATCAAATGCGACCGCAGTAGTTCATTCATCGAATAGCACTTTTATCGAATTTAAAAAACATAAAGATACAAATGAAATCGCAAACAATGTAATCTCTTCATCTTTTCAAAATGCAGAAACTATAACGGGAGGAGATTCTGGTGCAACGGCTACGGCAGGAACTGTAACATTTGGCGATGTTGATAATCATTACATACCTTTGACCGATTCTATTACAGGTATTGTAGGAATTTTTGATATACAAGATACGGGTGGTAAATCTAGTAACATGTTTTCTTTTCGTTATCAGTTTCACTTAAACGAAATGCCATATTTAACATCAACTTCTATAGTCAATTATAGTATGTCAATGCAACATTTACAATTGTTGAACGACATGTTTGTTGGTAAAAAACCTCTTAGATTTAACAGACACCAAAATAGACTATTCATAGATTTAGATTGGGAAAACGAAGACTTGAAACCTGATGAGTACGTTGTGGTAGATGCTTATAGAATAGTTGACCCAGAAACATTTAATGATGTATATAATGATATGTTTCTCAAAAGATATATAACCGCACTCTTCAAGAGACAGTGGGGTGCTAATTTAATCAAATATCAAGGCGTTTCTCTTCCTGGTGGTATAACACTTGACGGTAGACAACTTTTTGAAGATGCTCAAAATGAAATACGTGAAATTGAAGAGCAAATGCAAACAAGATATCAACTACCAATTGACTTTATGGTCGGTCCGGGATAATGCCTACAAATCCATATTTCAATCATCTTTCGAGCGTTTCTGAACAAAATCTTCATCAAGATTTAATTATCGAATCGATAAAAAATTTTGGTATTGATGTTTATTATATGCCTCGTACTTTAAATAATCTAGATAATATCTACGGTGAAGATACAATATCTTCCTTTGAAAATGCTCATCTTATTGAAATGTATATAAAAACAATAGATGGTTTTGAAGGTGAAGGAGATTTTATATCTAGATTTGGTTTAGAGATTAGAGACCAAGTTGTTTTTTCAGTCGCAAGACGTAGATTCAATAATTTAGAATTAACTGATTATGTCAGACCAAAAGAAGGTGACTTAATTTTTTTACCTCTAAATAAAAAACTTTTTGAGATTAGATTTGTTGAGCATGAATCGTATTTTTATCAATTCGGACAATTACCAATATTCGATTTAACTTGTGAATTATTTCAATATGATGACCAGTCTATCGACACTGGTGTTGAAGATATAGATGAAATAGAAGATACATTAGCCTATTCGATACAATTACAGATGGGTAGTGGTAATGGAAATTATATTGAAGATGAATATGTTTATGTTGGAACTGATGAGGCAACTGCAAACACAAAAGCAAAAGTTATATCTTGGAATACCGCAGATTCAATGTTAAAAATTACAGATGTAGTAGGAACTTTTTCTGCCACATCGAATGTAGTAGGTAATACAAGTGGGGCATATTATTCGTTACAGACAACACCGAATACTCAAGAATTTATTAATGATTCTAGTGCTAATAATGTTGGGTTTGAAACTGAGGCCGATAGTATTATTGATTTCTCAGAAACAAATCCATTTAGTGAAGCGAACCCTTAGGTCTTTATGACTTCAGGTAAAACTGTAATCATACCATTTACTAATTTTTCTTTTGTTACATTATCAGATTGTGTATATTCAACTTCATATACATGAAGTCCTTCAGTCATTGCTCCTGTTAAAGTGGAGTTTGCTGAAATAGTGACATTGCTACCTGTTAATGCGGTTGTAAATGTCAATATAAAAGATGCATTAGTTGTGGTATAATTTTTTTTCATTTGTGCGGAACACGTTCCTGTATCAATAGATACGTTGAAACTGTTCTCATCTTTTGCGGTGAAAGTTTTCTCAAAACTTGCACCTTGATACATGGTAAGATTTTGTCCTTGAGTTTTTAATTGAATAGCCATACTATTATTTATATAAACTAAATAATAGTGATATAATTTTATTGGAGAAATATGTTAGGTCAAACTTATTACCATCAAACGATACGAAAATATGTCATATTGTTCGGCACACTATTTAATGATTTAAGTGTGCATAAAAGAAATTCTTCTGGACAAATCGTATCCAAAATAAAAGTCCCAATAGCATATGGTCCTAAACAAAAATTTATAACACGAATAGGACAAGACCCTTCAATAAATCGAAAAGTCGCCATACAGTTGCCTCGTATGGGTTTTGAAATGACTGCCATAACATATGACCCTACTAGAAAATTAAATACGATGGGTCAAAGAGTTCATAAATCATATGCTAATGGTGCTCCATCAATTAAAAAAATGTTTAATCCTGTACCTTATCTTTTTAATTTTTCTTTATTCGTTTTTGTTGATAATGCAGAGGACGGTACTCAAGTACTTGAACAAATATTACCTTTTTTCACTCCAGAGTTCACTACTACAATAAATGTATTGACCGAAATGGATTTGAAATTGGATGTTCCTCTAATTATCAATGGTGTAGGAAATGAAGATGTTTATGACGGAGATTTTTCTACGAGAAGAACAATAATATGGACAATAGATTTTACACTAAAAGGATACATTTATCCTGAGATAAAAAGTGGCTCTAAGATTATAAAATCAATAGATGTTTCGTTTAGAGACATGGATGCCAAAACAACTAGTTCCGGAGAGTTATATAATTTTGCACTTGAGAGTTCAACGAATTTTAGTCCACAATTTTTAAAATTAGAAAGTAATACAGAAGGACAACCGGGTACGTTTTTACTTGAGAGTAGTGCTTCAGGTCTATCTGCAGGTAATATTATAAGCAATGTAAACGTTACCGAGTTTGGAGGAGAAGGAGTTGACCAAATGGGTAGAGATGATATACAAACTAATGTAACAATTACACCATTCAATCCATATGCCGATTATAATGAGGATACAGGACAGTTTACACAATGAAAGACTTTGAAGATAAACTAAATGAGTTGTTGGAATTACCAACAAACATAGTTGAAAAACCTGCACCCGAAAGAATTAAGGTCGAGTCTAATAATTTGGATATTGAAAGTGATTATCAATATGCTCGTGAAAATATTTACAATGTAATAGAACGTGGTCAAGATGCTATAGATGAATTATTGCAAGAAGCGAGAGATAGTGGTAATGCAAGAATGTTTGAAGTATTAGGACAACTTATAAAAACAGTCGGTGAGCAGAATCAAAATTTAGTCAACATCCATAAGCAAATAAAAGATATCAAAAAAGAAGTGAAAAATGTTCCTGAAAAAGTTACAAATGCTTTATTTGTGGGAAGCACTGCCGAGTTGCAAAAATTGGTTAAAGGAAAGAAAGACGAATAATGGCAGGTGCTCAATTTGAAAGACAGGAAATTGGTTTGATTAATGCCGTTAATAGTGGGTATGGCGGAAATAATGGTACACCATTTACTTTAATAGGAGTCAATGGTATTAGCATACAAAATTGTATCAGTGCTGAAAAATATGAAGGAAGAAGTACGGCAGGAACAGAACCTTATACTGATGTAATCATAAATGTTAGTGGAAATAAATCTATCAATATATCTAATAAAGGAGATAGCGCTCCTTCAATTGCTGGAGGAGGTATTGAAGGACTTGAAACGGCCGTACCTGGATTGACAAAAAAATTTCTAGAGAGTGCATTATCTGAATATAAAAAAAGAGGATTTATAGAAGGCATGTCTAATGTTCCCGATATGTATGGAAAAGTAAGTAATAATTTAAAAGAAAAAATTGTAGTAGGTAATGTTAATATGGGAGGACCTATCCATTACATGTACATCGGACCTATGGATGTCACATTTAATCAATATGGCTCTAATGTTAAAGTTAATGGCAAATTATTCGAAGCAAAAAAATATGCAAAAGATAATGATTTATATTTGAGACTCAGAAAAAGAAGAGCTGACCAACCTTTAGTTTTAAATGAAAAAGATAGTAAAGGTCTGCCCTTAATTTTAGGCAGGTCTCCAAGCAGAGGGGACAAAGGCAGAAGAATTGTAACAGTAAAAAAACCACCTCTTAATGCAATAGTTGTAGATATATAATGCCAAGTGATAATTATTTAGGAAATCCTTTATTAAAGGCCGCATATGTTAATTTAGAGTATGATGAAGATACTCTTAAAGAATATGTGACCTGTTCTCAAGACCCGGTTCATTTTTCAAAAAATTATGTAAAAATTGTACATGTTGATAGAGGACTTGTGCCTTTTGATTTGTATGACTATCAAGAAGAGATGGTAAATACATTTCACAACAATCGTTTTGTGATATGTAAAATGCCCAGGCAGACAGGTAAATCTACAACTATCGTATCATATCTTCTTCATTATGCTCTATTCAACGAGCAATCAAACATTGCAATTCTTGCTAACAAAGGGTCTACTGCGAGAGATATTCTTGAACGACTCAAAACTGCTTATGAAAATTTACCCAAATGGCTTCAGCAAGGAGTTGTGGTTTGGAACAGAGGTAATATCGAGATTGAAAATGGTAGTAAAATTATGGCCGCATCTACTTCATCATCTGCGGTTCGTGGTTCTTCTTTTAATATTATTTTTATGGACGAGTTTGCCCACATCGACCCCCCAAATTTAGCAGAAGAATTCTTTACTTCTGTATATCCTACTATTTCGTCTGGTGAAACTACAAAAGTTTTTATTGTTTCGACTCCAAAAGGTTTGAATATGTTTTATAAAATGTGGATTGATGCAGAAGAGAAAAGAAGTTCTTATGTTCCTATTGAAGTGCATTGGTCTCAAGTTCCTGGTCGTGACCAAACATGGAGAGAAGAAACTATTCGTAATACTAGTGAACAACAATTTGCACAAGAATATGAGTGTGAGTTTATAGGTTCCGCTAATACATTAATTGCTCCTACTAAACTTAGAGCGATGGCATATAAATATCCAATTTCTCAGAAAAATGGATTAGACATATATGAAGATGTTGATAAAAAACACTCA